ATAAAATTGATTGGAGGCTGGCAGTAATGGTGACATTGTTCTTATGGATTTGGGCAACCACAGGAGAAGGTGATACTAATAATTACTATAATATAGAGACTGCTATAATAGTAGACTCTACATTCGAGTTAGATACAGCAATTCTTATGGGAGACACCTTGTATGATTCTACGTACTCATGGAATAGTTTGCATTACAGGGATTACGATACTCCTGACACTGTGGAATTACCCTTAGTCACACACGAACATGAATACTGTTATCCTGTGGATGGAACAATGACTAGCGGTTATGGGTGGCGTTGGGGTAGAAGCCACAACGGAATTGATATAGCATACAATAATAGAGATACAACAAGGAGTATGTTTCCTGGAGTAGTAAGATATTCAAAAAGAGGGTGGAACGGAGGATATGGACATCTAGTCATTGTTAGGCACTTCAATGGTTTAGAAACTTATTACGCTCACCACAGAACTTTATTTGTGGAGCAAGGAGACACATTAGAGTCAGGAGATGCTATCGGCTTAGTAGGGTCTACAGGGCATTCTACAGGTCCTCACCTACACTTAGAGACAAGATTCTTAGGTGTGCCTATTGACCCTGAGTTAATTATAAACTTAGATGACTCAACTCTTGTAAGTGATAGTATTAATTTAATTAAAAAAGGTAGACAATATATTACCCATGGGATATAAAATCATAAAAAAAGTTAAAGTACACTCTCAATTACCCGCTTCTAGCGTATATTTGTTAGATAGTATGGGTGTGGTGTTAAACTTAGAATCGAAAGAAGAGGCTAAAACTTTAGTAGACCTCTTGAATGTTAACGCAGACAACAATACTGAGTATAATGTCGCAAAGAATAAGTAATATGGGTGATTCAAAAAGACCGAAGTTCTACAACAAGGATATAGAAACGTGGGATTATATCGCAGCTCACAACTTGGATTTCTTTGAAGGAAATATCATCAAGTATGTAACTCGCCACAAATCTAAGAATGGTTTGGAGGACTTAGAGAAGGCAAGAGTTTATTTAGATAAACTAATTTCAATAACTTATAAAGATTATAATCATGGTTTATAGAATGGGAAGTAGAGGACGAATGGTAATGGAGATTCAGTCCTTTTTAGGTGCTCTCGATGTAGATGGCATATTTGGTCCTCAAACAGAGGATTCAGTAAAGACATTTCAAAAGGTCAGAGGTTTAGCTGTTGATGGACTTGTTGGTCCTAAGACATTAGAAGCTATGAGTCTACTAGATACGGATTTAACCGTAGACAAAGCTATCGACTCGAAGTTTGCTTATGATACTCATTACCTGCCTACAGGAGAGTATTTAAACGGTCCTACCACAAAGGAATATGCGTTCTTGCATTTTACAGCAGGGTGGCACAACCCTTACAAATGTATCGACCATTGGGGTAGAGACAGTAGAGGGCGTATTGCGACTGAGTTTGTACTAGGTGGCCCATCTATCAAGGGAAATGATAGCACCTATGATGGTAGAATGGTGCAGGCTTTCCCATCAGGGGCTTATGCTTGGCACATCGGTAGAAATGGTTCTCAGTATATGCACGAGCATTCTGTAGGATTGGAGATTTGCAATTGGGGTTATCTAAAAGAAGGCAAGACTTGGGCAGGTGTAAAAGCAGACCCATCACAAATTGTAACTTTAGCTGAACCTTTCAAAGGCATGACTGCGTGGCACAAGTTCTCAGATGCACAGATAGAGCAAGTTCGTGAGTGGTTATACTTTATTGCTGAGAGAGATAATATTGATATTCGTGAAGGACTGCCTAAATGGATTAAAAAAGAAGGTGCAAAGGCTTTTGAATGGAGGGAAGATGCATACAGAGGTCTTATCAAAGGTGTGTTGTCTCATACAAACACAAATAAAGGTAAGTGTGATATTCATCCCCAACAGGAGATGATGGACATGTTAGTTAGTTTATAAATTTTAAAAAATGGACTTTGTAGTAATAGGAGGGACAATTATAATTGTATTTGGCGTAATAGCTCTAGTTGATTATTTATTTCCCGATAAAAAAGATTAAGTATGTACATAAACTTTGATGTTCTCGACAAAGCACAGATGACGTATCCTTCATTTGTTCTTCTTATTGCCGTTAAACAGAATGACTGTGATAAGCTGTGGATGGATTCTGACCATGTCGAGAAATATATGAGTCTTCTTCTTAGGGAAGGCTTAGTAGAACCTCGTAAGAAAGACGACTGGTATAAGATAACTAAAAAAGGTAACGGCTTTCTAAGAGATGTTGGTACGGCAGGGGTTAACGATGAAATAAAAGCTACCTTTGTAAGATTAGTACAGCTATATAAAGATTATGGGCGTAATGTGGGTAGTGCTAATAAAGCATTAAAAATGTTTGCTCAGTTTGTCGAAGAAACAAAAAATTTGTTTACCTTTGACCATATTGTTGAAACAGTGGAGGAGTATCTCATGCAGTCAGCCCCCGAATACACAGCTAGATTAGACTTGTTTATTTGGAAGCCTTCGAATGCATACGCTAGGAAGTTTTCTATCGATGATAGTAGACTCTACACAAAATGTAAAGCCAATGCCAATTAAATCAGCTAAAGATAAGACAGATGAAGCTGTAAGAAGTATATCCAAGTTTCAGACAGGAGAGATTACTCCTATATCTACAGGATTTGAGTGGTTAGATAAGCACTTGCTTGGGGGATTTCTTCCTTCTACGATAACGACTATCGGAGGTTTATCTAATCACGGTAAGACGTACCTAATGCAGAAGATTGAGAACAGTGTTATTGATAATAATGCTGATATCGTTCTACTAAGATGCAACTGGGAGTCTGCTGTATACAAGCTTCTTCTGAGGAAAATTACACAGAAAACAGACATGAAGATGTCAGAAGTGCTGTTCAATACTCCACACGGAGACAATTTGACAGTCATAAAAGACATATGCGAGCAGGAAAGAAGGGAAGGTTTGTACTATTATGAGGAACCTGTGACAGCTCGTCAGTTCGGAGATGAGGTGGCAGAGTTTTTGCAATCTAATATGGACAAGAAGGTAATGATTACCATCGACCACGTTGGTTTGGTAAAAGGAAGGGAAAAAGGAGAAATCGATGCTTTGTTTGAAGAAATGAACAAACTCAAGAAAAACCACCCGTATGTATTCTTCCTACCTCTGATGCAACTCAAAAGAGATTTACTCGATAGAGTTGGCAACCACCCATCAGAGGCACCACGCCAACTAGACTTCTACGGGTCAGACCAATTGTTTCAGTTGTCTGACTTGGTATTAGCGGTATACAACCCTTATAAGGTTGGAGCCACTGGAAAGTACATGGTGTTCTCTAAGTTCGCCTATCAGTACGTTGACGAGCAGTTCATAGAAGAAGGTGGTGGTAAGTATAACCATTTTGTCCCTGAAGGGAATTATTTCTACCACATGTTGAAGTCTAGAGATATCGAAGATATGGAAGGATTCGAAGATGTGTGGGTAGAGAAGTTATTTGATGTAAGACAGCCTGAAGAGGAAGAAAAAAATTCTCAACAAGTTGATGATACATTGAATGATATTTTGTAAATTTGTATTGTATTTTTTAATTTAAACCAATTATTATGGCAACTGAAGCAAAGACTTCACAGAACGGGGCAGCCCCCCAAGCAGATGACTTCAATTTTGAGGCTATCGAACAGGAAATGTATGCTCCCGACACGGAGCTTACTATGTATGGTGCAGAGATGATGCAGATTAAGGGTAGATTGGAGAAGTTTCTCCATGACAATACTCAAGCAGTGTTCGGTGATAATAACCAACCTATCGGGCACTTTATGCAACCTTACGCTCAACCAATGGCAGAGCTTTACGGTTTAATTTACCGTACTATGCACAGACGTTTCTTTGAGGACGGTCATACGATGAACTTCGATGATTATAAGAAATCTATGCAGACTAAAGCTATGGAAGCTGAGGAAGCTGAAAACCAACAAGCAGAGGCTACAACTGAAGCCTAAGCTTATCATCTTTTTCCAGTGTGTGGGGGAGC